AGTTTTCACCTCGTCTGAATCGTTGCGGTCACAGGAATATGTCCTACTAAACTACTTGTTAAAAAACGACCAATATTTCCACCAACTGCATCTATTGTTGAACTTAATAAAATTTCAATAGAAGAATTGTCATATCCCATTGAAGTAATTTTCCATATATCAGTTGCCAATGTTGTTTTAACAGAACTAAAAGTTAAATCAGTCATCTGACAAGTAGAAACTCTAACGCTCCAACCATTATTAACAGCTTCGGCTGCGTAACTCATAGAAAGTTTATTTGCACCTATAGATCCTTCTCTGTCACTACTTTCATTAGCAAGAATCAAAGTTGATTCAAGATTATTTCCATCATTACTTCTAGTTGCTCCTTGATAAATAAACGAAAGAAAATTAAATGTTGCTCCATTAAAAGTTATACCAGTAGAAGTAGGTTCACTATTTTGAAATCTATGTTGAATAGCTGCTGAAATATCCCCTGAAGCTGGAACCAAACTAGGGTCATAAATTTCTATAAACGTAACTAAAGCAATCGCACTCATTACATTCCTATCCTTGCTCTGGCAGAACGATTATTTTGCATTGATTTCATAGTACGAG